TTATCATAAGAAATGGATTCACCTTCACCTTTAGTAGGTGCAGTGCCAAACCCTGTAAATAGAACTTCTTCTTCAAAAGCCCTATCTGAGTTCTCTATTTCAAAAAGAGGTGCATGTTCGTCAGCTACCTCACCATACTCCGTCCCAAATACTTGGTTCAATCCAGGAAGGAGTTCTTTAGCAATACTTGCTCTATTTATAGCCATATCTTATTCTCCTTATGCTGTTGACGCAGTCGCAGTGACGTATCTGTCTCTGTGCGTGTTTAAAAATACTTCAACGATTGGATAAGCATCTGTATCATCAGTCTCTTCTCCGTCTCGTTTCTTACCTATTACTCTTGCTGCTTGTTCGGTTTCTCCACCAGAAGCTGCTAATAAATAGTAGCTTGATTGTCCAGTTGTAGTATTACCAGAACTTGCTGTTGAACTAACTGTAACATTATAGTTTTTAGTTACCATTAATTCATTTGCTGAAAGTGACAATGAACATTGAATGTAATAAGTTTGGTCAGGGTCAGTTATTATAAAAAATTTAACATCTGAATAACCAGCTGCTGAAGTTCCTGTTCCCCAATAACGACTAAACTTTTGTTCGCCATTTAGGACATAAGAACAACCAGCAAATATTCCTGAAGGTTTTAGTGTCGCTGCGATAAAAGGGGAAATGGTTGCAAAGTTTGCACCAGGAAGTACAACAGGGTCTCCAGAAAATATGTTGTTATTACATGCTCCACCTGAGGTAGGTGAAAAAATTTCTGTGAAAGAACCAGTGTTGTAAGCTCCACCCTTTTTTCTCGCAGGAACAAAACCTTGAAATGCTTTAGCATGTGCCATGATTTTCTCCTATGAAAATGTAGAGAACTTACTCTTGAAATTTAGGAGTTCGTCCTCTGATTGTTTGAGTTTTACTTGTATTACTGATTGGCATTCTAGAAGGATTATTTCCCATAAGTTGAGAATTAACAGCATCCATTAATTTGTCAGCTTTATTCTTATAGTGTGCCTTTCTTGCGTCAATACGTCCAGTAGGTATTTTACCTAACGCTAAGTCTCCACGACAGACAGCTCCTTTATATCGACCTTCATCTCTCACGATAGATGTTGCTCCCATCTCAGGTACTTCATCACTAGCAACAAACTGCCATCCCTCTTGCATTTTTCGCCCTATATGTGCATAATCTTCTTGACCTTTAAGAGTTATTCTTAACCATCCTAAAGATATGCCTTCGCTGGCGTAGCGTTCTTCTATTGCTTTTGGTATTTCAAGTTGATTCGGCTCTTCAAATGTATATTCAGTTTCTTGTTTAATGTTGTTCTCTCTGAGTTGTGAACTACGTGTATTTGTTCGTGTTGTCATTATTTACCTCCACGTTGCGTGTTAATTGTTGTATACTCACCATCAGCTTGTTCAGCTTTCATTTTTTCTTGAGCATACTGTTCAAGGGGTATATTCCATTTATTAGCTATATTAACTTCATTCTTAGATAATCTAACTTTCTTGGAATTAGGAGTAGAACGTGATGCTCCTGCTACCACTTGAGCAGGTCTTGACGTAACCTGCTGCCGATTATTCTGTTGCACTTCTTGAAACTTTGTAGGAAATGCTTCTCGAATTCTTTTGTCAACTTCCTGATAAAATTCATCATCACCAGTTTCATAACCTTCTGCTTTTAATTCAGCATCTATTGCTAAAGCTGATGCAGTCATTACATTATCTTTACCAAACCATTCATTCTTTCTTGCCCAGTCTTGTGCTTTAGGGTCTCCTTGTGGCACTGGTTGTTGATATTGTTGTGGTGATGCGACAGGCTGTCTTGGTGCTTGTTGCACACTTTTAAACTTTTCTTTTGTAACATTAACATTCTTTAAATCAACTTGAGCTTCATTAAGCATCTCTTGAGCTGATAAAAGTTTGTCTTGGTCACCTGCTTCATAAGCATTTTTATATGCTGTACGAGCCATTTGTAATTTATCAGTTAATTGTTTTTCTGTTACTTCTAAATTTTTTTGATTAACAGAAGAAAACTCTGTTTCTCTTTGTTTAACTAATCCTTGTAGTTGTTCGTTTTGTTGTACAAGTTGAGCTATTTGGTCTTCTTTATCTTTTCTTTGTTTAATTAATTGTCTTATTCTTTTTTGAGCACCTTTAGTTTCAATACCTTCTAATTCTTTTTCTGCTGGTGCTTCTGCTTTTGGTTCTACTGAAGAAGGAGCAGCATCATCTTTTTCTACTTCTACTTCTATTTTTTCTTCTTCTTCTTTTTCAGGAGTTTCTACTTTCTCCCAGTTTTCTTCTTTTGTCATGTTACCTCCGTTGTTTACGAGACAAACGTATTTACGTTTAAAATAATTATATCATATAATTTTTTGTTAAAGAAATTTAATTTGAACTAGCTGATAAATTAAATGTTGGGTCTAAAGTTTTAGGACTTTCTACTCTCATAATTATTTGGTCATCATATAATAAAATATACTTAATACCTTTATATTTTATCTTTTGACCTGTATGTTTACCATAGCATACATAATCATCTAGCTTACACCAAGGTCCTTTAATAAATTTCTCTTCATCTGCATAAGCTAAGTCACCTATAGCTACTACTTTACCTACTGTTGTTAAGTATGCCATGTCTTCTCTAGTAGAATCTGGCAATAGAATCCCACCTTTAGTTTCTTGTTTTATACTTACAGGTCTAACTAAAACATGATACCCTGGTAATTCAGGTAAAATATCTGGGTCTTCCTGTTCGTCTTTTGTTATCCAAACATCATTCTTTAATGCTTTTCCTACGTGTACTTGTTGCATATTAATCCTCTTCTGTATTATTACGTTGTTTTATAGTTTCAATAAACTGGGTTCGTGCCCATTCAATACCATTAATAGTTCCTACAATTTGTTTATAACTATCATAGGAGTCTGCATTACCATCTGCTAATGTATTCTTTAAGTTTTGAATCTCATCAGCATATCGTTTGATAATTTCGTCAAAGATGTCCATTAAGATGTGCTAGACATTTTTTGTAAAAGTTCAGCTGCTTTTATTTTTTCTGTACTTGTTATCTTATCTTGTTCTGTTTCTTGTTTCTTTTCTTCAACAGACATATTCATTAAAGCATCTAATGCTTTTATTTGTTGTTTAGATAATCTATCAGCTTGAGCTTTTTGTTCTTTAAATTGTTTTGTTTGTTGACTATCAGCAACTTTTAACATTACTTCACTTTGTTCTAACTCTAACTTCTGAGCATCTAATACTGCTTTAGCATTATCTTGCATAGCTTTTAATTGTACCTTTTGTTGTTCTAATAATACTTTTTGTTTTTCTAAATCTACCATTTGTTGTTCAGGAGATTCTACTTTACCCATTGCCATGTTAGCATTTAATACTTCTTGAGCAGCTTCTGCCATTGCTCCTTGTACTACTGCAGGATTTTGTGCATCTTGTTGTGATACATTAGTTTGTAGTTTTTGTTGTGTCATACCATTAATTTGTTCTTGATATTTCATTACAGAATGTTCTTGTATATTAGAAGCTAAGATAGGTTGTATCTTTGCCATAATAGGATTAGCTCCATTTTGAGGGTCATTTAAATATGCCATTTTAATTTTAATATGTGAGTCATGGTCTTGTCCTGCAAATGCTGCAATAGGCATTCCTTTTGAAGCTGCAAGAATATCTGATACTGGGTCCATCTCTTGTGGTTGTACTTTAGGTGGGAGTATTTCATCTACATTAGGAATATTAGAAGCATTTAATATAGTTCTATTTAATGCTTCTAAGTTAAACATTCCTGGTGGAGATTGTTGTGCCATTTGTAATGCCATTTGTGCTAACATAAGTCTGTGAGCATTAGAAGGAATATTAGGGTCACTAACAGGTATAATATCAACTTTGCCATCAAAGTCCTCTTTAAAAATATTTCTTTCTGCCATAGGAACATCATAAGGATATTCTTCTGGTAAATAGTCATGGTCTATTTGAGCTAAAATTCTAAACTCATCTTTCTGTGATTTATGTAATCGTTTATGTATTGCAGTAAAAAATTTACTTGAAGCTTCTAGTAATGCCATAGTTGTACCTACTGGTCCATAGTTAGAACCATCTGCAATTACTTGTTCTGTACTATCAGCAAACTTCTGTCCTGCTGTAGTCATAAAACCTAACATCTGAAATAAAGTTCCTGAAGGTTCTTTATAAGGTAGTGGTACAATAGCTTTAGATAAATCTGTACCTAGTGCTTCTATTTCTTTAAACTCACCTGGAGCTATAGGTTCATTGTCGCCAACCATTCTTACACCTTTAGCTTTAAAACCACCTGGAAGGTTAGCAAACTGTCCTGCATCAACTAAACTTCTCATAGCTGCAGTTGCAGTCATTGTTATGTTACCTAAGAAATGCATTAGTCCTAAACCATAAAAACTAAATCCTGGAACAAAACGATAATGTACAAAATGTAAATTCTTAGTTTTAGTTTTATCTGTAGGTTTCCAGTTTCTTCTAATGCTTAAAACTTTTCTTGATTGTTCTTCTATAGTTACAATGTAAGGACAAGCTTCTCCTTCTTCACTCTCTGAATCTTTTATATCTAAATAACAATGTTGTTCTAATAAAACATATTGTGGGTCAATGTCTGAGCTAGGAGATAAACCAAGTATTGTATCCATCTTTTCTGCTAAAGATGTTTGTGTTGGATTTTGTGGGTCAGGTAAATCTAAATCTAAATAAACTTCATTACGTATTTCTTTTGCTAAGTCGATTGGATTACGATATATTAAATGTGTGTATCTTTCTGCTTTGCTTAAATTACTTGCGTAGTAAGAAACATAAAACTGGTCTATAGGAACAAACTCTGATACAGGTCTCTTTAATGTTTCATCATAATATATTTTTTTAAATGCTGAACCTAATAAAGGTAAATGAAAAAGCATTCTTTCAAACTCGTCAAAGTATTCAGGCATCTGTTCTGTTACCTGATAGTTCATAAAGTCTTGAACTCTATTTGCTTGTATTTCTTTTTCAGGAGTTACCTTACCAAGTATCTGTGCCTTAACTGGTCCTTTAGATGGAAATAATTCTTGTGATGCTTTTGATTGAAACTTAACTGCAGATTCAATAAGAAGAGGATGAACTGCTGTACATGCACCTTCAAATGGTTCACTTGTTTCTTGTATCTTTAAACCTAATAAATCAAATCCTCTTTCAAACATAGATTCCCATTCCGACCTAGAATCTTTATCTGCAACAAAGTTTTCATAAACATCATTACCTATATCTTCTAAAAGTCCTTCATCTATATTCTCTGCTAAGTTC